CAGCGTAGGCTCCCAACCTTTTTCTATAAGACGTTCAGCAATTTGTTTTCGGCTAGCTATGTTAAAAGGAATATATTTAACTTTTGTTTTTAGTTTAAGTGGGATCGGTGGGAAGATATCCTGTGCGTCTTTTTCTAATTGCCTTTCTTCTTGTTCTAGTTTCGATAGTAATATAGTTGCCTCACGTATCTTAAAAGCAAACCCATTATTTTGTTGTTGATTTAGTATAGCTCTTATATTATGTTCAAGTCTTACAGATTTATTTGAGAAATTTTTCCCTTCTTTTTCCAAGTGATGAGCAAGCTTCCAAGTAAGTTCCGCATCACGGATACAATACTCCAACATTTCTTCACTGTAGTATTTGAATTCATTAAAGTCTCCTTTGGTATAACCTAAACGTTTTCCCCATGATTCTAGGGAATGTCCACCCTCTCTTACAGGGTTGAAAAGTTGTGACTCCAGTAAAGTATCTCTAACCTGAGCTACCTTAATACAACAACCTAATATTTTATTAAGAAACGGCGCATCGAATGATACGCCATTATGCATTATGAATTGATCTACTTTCTTAGACCACTCCACAAAATGTTTACACTCTTCAAGTACCCATGTTTTAATTTCTCCAGTATCATAATCTTTTGAAACAATACAATGAATTGTTGTTGCATTGAGTGAGTCTGTTTCAATATCTATAATAGCTTTCATTACATGTCTACTAAATCGGCATCCTTAGTATTTATATGATAAAACTTTTCACCCTTACTGACATTTCGATTAGATACTTCTTTAACCTTACCTTTAGATACGACATCTCCGGGTATAAACCATGCCTGTTTACAGTCATTTCTAAAAATTATAAATGTTAGATCATCATATATAAATTGATTTACCCACCTATCTATTAACTTATGTTTACGATAGGGGATACGTATTTCTTCCCAGTCTTCAGGCCATTCACCCTTCCATGAATATTTTATCTCAACCTCAAAAAAGTACTTGATAGGTTCATCATCTGTATCTTGCACACGATTACACACAATATCAAAGGACATTGTTTCTTTATCATTTATATTTACATAATCTTTTTTACGAAGCCATTCTATTATAGCATCTTTAGCAGCAGTATCTGCTTGATTATACAAAGCTCTATCAAAGCGTTTGGTCGTATTCATCTTCATCCTCTTCGTTTATAGAGTCAACTTCTGTCATTCTACCAGTTTCATTATCGTAATGCAAGTACGTAGCTACCCCAGTATCTCCTGTATATCTATTCTTTAATATTCTTATTGTAGTAGTGTTAGCTTCAAATTCATTATCTGCTTGCTGATTTCTTTCAAGTGCTATGACACTATCACTAAGATGTGCAATGCTTGCTGAACCACGGAGATGGGACAAGGAAACTTCTCTACCATCTTCATGACCTCTATCACCTGACGGTCTCCTTAGATGGCTTACAAGCAACAAAGATATCCCTGTCTCCTCAACAAGAGAACGAAGCTTAGTCATCAGGATATCAATTGATTTTCTTTCATCTACATTATCTTCTTGGCCTGACACAAGGATACTAAGGTGATCTAGAAATATCCATTTAGCATCTAAAGCCTTTGCCATAAAACGTATACGATCTAATATCTCATCGTTACTTATACTTCCAAAATGATCAAAGGCAAAAAATCTTTTAGTACCTATAGTCTTTTTCTGCCAATCTTTTAATTGTTCTTTATCAAATTGATCTCTGACTTCCTTAATATAGAGACGAGCGTTAGCCTCAACAGACATTATATTAAATATTGTATTGCGAACACTCTCTTCAAGAGCTAACACACCTATATTATCTTCTGTATTATTAAGAATATGGTGCATAAGTTCTCTCATGATACTCGACTTACCCATACCAGCGCCTGATGTAAAGCAAACTAACTCACCAGTACGCATACCATATGTTTTCTTATTCAAACCTTCCCATGGATAGGGACAACTATAGCAAAAGTTTTCTTCGTATAAAGAATCTCCTAAAGAATCAAGATTAATAATACCAGCGGGAGTATAAGATTCTGCTGCCCACCATGTTTTAGTAAACCTTTCTCTTTGATTTATCATAATGTATTCATTAGGATCTTTAAGATCTAAAGAAACAATTCGACATTTGTTTGGTTCAAATAGTTGAGCTACTTGTATAGCTGCTTCTTTACCTTGTGCATCAGTATCAAAACAAATAACTATCTTTTCAAAGCTATCAAGGAAATCAAATGCTTGTTTACAATTATTAACTGCGGACTTACATCCATTTTTAATTGAAACAACAGGCCATTTTGAACCTAGCATTTCATAAGCACTCATTGCATCTAACTCTCCCTCACAAAGAGTTACATACTTACCTCCCTTAGAAAAGGAATCCTGACCAAACAAAACAGCTTTAGATATATCCCCTTCTATCCAAAACTCTTTATCCTTTACTGTTCTAATTTTGCTAGCAACATGATCACCATTACTATCCATATATTTATATATGTGATGGCTTTGTTCTGTATCAGAATTCTTAGATGCTACAAATGTATTGTATACTTTTGTAGTCTTTAAAGTTATAGCTCTGCTTGGAATTGCATCGCTATAACCATCAGTTTTCAAAGGTGAACTTTGTGCTAAATATTTTACTTTATTTTCTTTAGGAATAGTTTGCATATTAATATCCAGTGTATTAGAGAAACGACTTTCACAACTAAAACAAAACGAATGACCATCTGAGTGTTGGACATTCGCTTTACTAGCTCCGCATTGAGGACACGGGCCTCTATTTAGCCAGCCTTCTTGCATTATAGCTTTCCTTTGCTAAGTTCAAACATATCATTGCAAATCTTTTTTCTGACTGCCTCTATCTCCTTTCCTATAAGTTCTAGAAATTCTATTTGATCGATCTTTTCCATAGCAAAAAATTTATCATCATACTCAACTACAGGGGATTGCCTTCCTTTTCTTTTAAAAACTGAGAGTATCTTTTTCATTTTAAAGAAACTTTTTTAATGCTATATGAAAACTCTGGATTAGCACCAAGATGATTCCATAAAATATAACGATACTTAAGAGCAGTTACAGCTTCCCTAGATGTTTCAAAGGATTCTAAAATAATTTCTTTTTGTTTTCGAGACAAAACTAAACTCCAAATATTTTTCATGTGGCAGCGCCCCCGCAAAGAGGGGGGGTGCTGACACTAATTATATTCTTCAATATCATTTTGGATGTTAGCAATAAAATCATTTTGATCAGACATTATTTCTTCTATTTCTTCCTTAGCAAAACGCTTAGCAGTTTTAACATCGTAACCTTCTTCTTGATAGCGAGATGTTAATTCTTTAAACAACTGCTTTCTTTCCTTTTCCCAGAGATTTTTATTGGTCATACCCCGAACTGCCTTCTTCAACATCACTCCAGAATTGAGAGACATCATCTGAATCCATAGGATCATAACCACACTCGATCATGAAGTCATGTAGTGCATGATACTCTTCTCTGTTTGTTTTAAATTTCTTTTTGTAAGCTTCAAAGTCTATTACATTAGTTTGCTTTAGGGATTCCCAAGATTTATCTATTGCCATTCCCGATGCCTTCTCTAAATCCTTTGTCAAAACTTCTATCCTTTTTTGAGATCTATAGAGTTGATTCTTTAAACTACCTACTTGCTTATTAAGTATTTGTTTTTCCTTATCAATTTCCTCCATATCAGCTGCTCCTTTTATCGGTCTTGTGAAACGACCACCAACATATTTATTATAGTAGGCAAACTCATCAGTGCCGTCAACCATTTTCGTAAGAACGCCTAACTTTATTTGATAGTGAAGTTCATAATACTTCATCGTTCTTTTATTTTCATACTGATCTATAAGTTCGAATGAGAAATTCTTTTTACTTTCTTTTTTTATATCTTCCAATAAATCTTTAGAAGATCCCATATATTCTTTCCAGTTAGACGCAACCTTTTTACCATTGCGTTTCATTGTGTATTGCTTACAACCTATATAAGATTTATTTGTTTTTTTATTTGTTATCTTATAGACAAATCCAAAATATTTATCAGGATCTGGTATGTTTTTTTTAGTATGTTTCCAATGCATTTCTATTTATAAGTTTACTTCTTCAACATCAGGTTCTCTTCCTACCTGTGTAAGATATCTTTTATTCTGTGAATAGTTAAACACACGTAATCCTTTACCACCATTAGCGTCACTCCAACAGGACTGCTTATAGTCACAATAAACACAACCAACAGCAAGCTTATGGTTGCCAGACTTACCATCAGGTATATCGGAATAACACCTGTCAGGCATATCAGGAGACACCACCATTTTTTTAAGGTAATCCACACGATCTTTAGCATTGATCATCTCCAACGAATGTACGGGAGTTAAACATATCTTACCTGTTGATTTATCTATAGCTAAGAAGGCAGCCTTATCCAAGCCATTGGCTTCAGCGTATGCTGAAATTTGAGGGATATATCCAAAGGGATCATCTTCTACTACTTTATTATATTTGAATTTTTCAAAGCCTCTTCCCGAAGCACTCTTACAATCTACTAGAACGCCATCAATGATAGCATCTTGATGTCCTTTGACACCAGAAATATCTAATTCTTTTTGAGTACCTTCGACAGTATGTCCTGATACCTTTGTGAAAAACAAAAGAAGTTCTTCTAGTATGTGACCATATAAAAATTTAATTTTTGTGGAAGGTTGAAGAGGTTCAGCTTTTTCTATTGAATTTATTTTATACCATAACTGTCTGTTTGGTTTACCTATAGCTGATAACCTTAAGTTGTTATCTTTTTTTCTATCTTCAAACAAAGAAGAAACTAATTGTTTACCAACTTCAAGACAGAATGTATTAACATGTTCAGTTACTACATCTATGTCAGGTATAGTTTCATCATCAAAAAGATTATAGATATCTTCTACTAGTGTTGTTATATCTTTAGTCATATAGAATTGGGAGAGCTACGTAGTGTAGCCCTCCCCCTTTCAGTTAGGATGCAAAAGGAATATCATCATCCGATGTATAGCCAGATTCAAGAACTTCAAAATCTTCTGAATCATCTGACTCATAAGCAATTAGATTTACTACTTGAACTTTTTGTAAGTCAGCAGAACGTCCTGACTTTCCTTTATAATCCCAATCAAAGGGACGATAAAGAACATTAACATCTGAACCATTTCCAATCAATGTATTAAACATTGGCTGACGTTGAGTATCAACTAGCTCAGGTGCTAGATTAGGACCGTTCTTACCATCTACTTTACGCTTGATGGTAACAAAGTTTCCACGCTCATCACTTTTATTTTTAACAGTCAAACCATCAGCTATAACTTTCTCATAGTTTTCTTCATCGAGAGCTACATCGATTGTCCAACAAGGTTCGAACGTAGTATTGGGAGCAGTGATAGATGCCCAATAAGCTTTACCAGATATAAAAGTCATTTTATTTCCTTCTGTTTAATGACTAATAAGTTTTAGCACACAGTGTATATAGCTGTCAACAAAAAAATTACGCTGCCATTTCTAGTTCCTTCCATGCCGGAGAGATGAGCATCTTTGCTACCCTATCTTCACGCAGCTTAACTTTAGGTTTGTCTTCTTTAACAGCATTGGTTTCTGCGCCCGTATATAATGTACCACCATTCTTACCTGTCATAAGACTAGGATGAGAAGACCAATAAGTAGCAGCGTTGTAAACATTATATAAAGTACCTTCTGTATTTGTACCATACTTTTGGTAAGCACCTCTGCCCATAATATGTTGGCTCTCTTGGTCAAAGATTTTCATAAGATTAGAAAGCATAATTTTATTACCTTCATTCTCTCTCTTAACATTGTCTATCTTTTTAGCCAAGGTCTCTTTAAAGAGTTCAATAACACTATCACGTTTTATAGGAGTGTTATACCATTTCCTTATCTGATCCATACCATCACCACTAATATATTTAGTAGCTGTTCCAATCTTACCTGCAAATCCAAGAACATCAAAGTTCTTTGAATGCCTGCCATAGACATAAGCAAGCTTGTTACCAGCAACAAGAGTATTCCAACACTTACTACGCCATACCCCCATCATTCCATTGTTAGCCCATGTTCTATTATGCGAGGTACGAAATACAAACTCAGGTACTACTAACTCGGTTTGTCCTTTACCTAACCAACCTTCACCACCATCAAGATATGTCTTTTGTCCCTCAAATCTAGCCTTTAATTCTAACTGTTGTCCACCATTAATAACTTCAATATCAAATTTTGTTTCAGAGAGATCAAGATTTATAGATTCATCTTGTGAAGCAAGGAGTAAAGCTTCTTCAATACTTGTAACAATATCTTTATATTGAACAGGAGTGTAGTCTTTTGATACTATTGAAAGAACTTTATCTGTATCAGTACGCTTAAGAACCTTACCAAATTTTTCAGGTATGCCCGGAATAGGAAACGTATCTACTTGAAATTCAATTTCATCGTGATTAAACATTTGCATTGTCTTACCTTTTATATTGTGATATGAGGGTCGTCCCTCAAGAGAGGGGACGAACCGAATTTAGTTTAGTTACTTGTAGTGCGTCAGGGTAATCTTCTCTTACCTCCTCTTCTGTATCATAATAATTAACTTCACGTTCTACTGTAGTATTACCATCACAAAAAAAACATATATGTGATACTGTCGTAACTATATCTCTATAGACTTTACCATCTTCACACTCATTACATTCTTGACTCACATTAAAAGTAGGCATCTTAATAACTTTCAATTTGTTCATTATCTATACGTGATGTTGCTTCTTTATCAGCACATATAACTGCTCTATCAGGACGCATACCATCGGCTATAAGTTCTTTACATATCTCCTCATGTAAATCCCAGAAGCGTTTTTCTCTCTCAAACATTGCTCTATAATCTATAATCATTAACCTTGTCCTCTTGTACGTTTCCAAGATAATCTTTTACTTTTATTCTTAGGCCGAGACCTTGGGCTTTGTCCTATTGAAGTTCGCTTTTTTATTCTATGTCTTGAGGGATCGTATGTACTACCAATTTTTTTAGCCATCACCCATATGCCTTCCTATTTCATTTAATCTTTTGGCATGTTCCATATAGTTTAGATATGCCTGAGTAAATTCAGTTACAGATAAGTTAATACCTTTCATTCCTTGTAGACTTTTAAATTCCTCAAGACTCATGATAGGCATGTACATTGATTTTGAATCATACTCCATTACTATCCAACCAATCATCATAATCATTTTGAAAGGATATCATTTCCTTTTTAATATAATTATTAACCTCACCTACATTTAAAGATGCACCTGATTGTTCTATCTTATACCTTACAATCTGTTGTACCAATGGCTCAGTACCATTTAAAGCATAATCAAGAATATCTTTTTTAGTTTTAAACTTAGGAATTGCCATAGTATTCTCCAAAGATGAAGGGAAAGTTCCCTCAAGAGGGGGGGAACTTTTCCAAGTTATATCGTATTTAAATGAACAGAATATCCT